GTTTTAGCTGCACCTTGATAAATAAAAGGTAAAAATGTATGTAAATTACCGTTATGCAAAATTGAGTTAGAAGCTGCTGTCAAAGTATTTTGATCTCCTCTTACACTGTTTTGAAAAAACCGATTAAAAGTAGGATCTTTAGGTTTTGTTAAATGCAAGAACGTACTTAAATAAGTAATACTCATAATCCTAATGTGGCACGTTGGCTACGAGAGTTTTTTAAAGTAGCAAAAGCTCTTGCCTGTCCAGCTTCCCCACCACGTTTTGCAGCAGTATTAATTATCTCAGGCACAGCAGATTTTGGAACGTACTCATCTCCATTAAAATTAAGAACAGGACCAGTGTATTCAACTATTGTATTACCAGTGCCACCTGCAACTGTACCAGAATCACCAGAACCACCTGGAATAACAGAACCACCTCTAGCACCTGCTGAATATCTAGACATCGCACCAGACATCTTAGAAGCTGGAATAATATACTCTGATTCGCCACCTTCTCCAACCATTCCCATAGTGGGAGAATTTACAACACCTCCAGATTGAAAAGCTTTAAATCCTCCTGATCTACTAAAACCGCCTTGTGCTGCAACATAAATTGGTGATGGTGGTAATGCACCACCACCGCCGCCGCCACCAAAACTACTGAATATGCTCATAAATGCTTTGTTTAAGAACATACTTGCAAGTTGTTTTGCAATATCTGCTAACGCCTGACCTAATGTTTTTGTACCATCAATCAATCCCATCACAGCATTTGTCATACCTCCAGCTAATATCCCTTGTATTTGCTGCTGCATAGCTTTTTCTTCAGCTAACAATTGTAATTTTTTTCTTTGTTCAGCATTTCCTTCAACTAAACTTCTTACTTCTCCTTCTCTTTCATCTCCTACTATTGCAACAATATCTCTAATTTGTTTTTCTATTTCTGCTTTTTCAACACCTAAACTTAAACTTTCTTCTAAAAACTGTGATTCCCCTTCAAGTTTGTCCATAGTATTAGTTATTATTTCACTTCTTTTATCTTCTTCTGTTTGAGCAGCAGCTACCTGTGCATCTAATATAGATAATTTATTTTTTTTGTCTTGTTCTATTGTCGCTTGTTTTTGAACATCACCATCGGCTTTAGCTAATTCTAATTTTGCAGTTTGTGCAATTAATTGTTTTTCAAGAGTGACTCTTTCCTCATCTAATAATGTGCCTCCTGTTTTAATTAATTCAATTCTTGTTTTAAGTATTTGATTGTCTACATTTTTAAAGAAACTATCACCAAATCCTTTACCTTGTTTTGGTTTATTTGTAAGACCTAAAACATCTGCTTCTTGAGAAACAAATCCCCCTAATTGTATTGATGTTAAATCACCAACTTCAGCTTTAGCCCTTTTACGAAGAGATTGAGTTGATCTACCCCCTCCAAGTTGACCAGTAAAAGCTTTAAACTCTCTATCTGATAATCTTGTCTTTGCTTCAATAAGTTGAATTTCTTTTAATATCTTTAATCTTTTTTCTTCAACACTTAATCCTTTTAATTCACTTGCTAACTGTAAAGCTTTTTCATTTCCAATTGATGATGTTAATTTCTGTAATGCTTTTTCAGTTGATAATTCTTCTTCATTTATAGAAGCAAGAGTCGTAATAATATTACTTGCATCAGGTCCTAATGACTTAGCTATATCAGTAGCTCCTGGACCAAATCTACTCAGAGAGCTAACAAGTTGTAAAGTCTCATCTTTTGTTGCACCTATTGATTTTCTAATTTCTCCAATATCTCTAGCGGTGATTCTACTAGTGCCACCAACTGCTTGTAATCTATTATTTAAAGTTGTTAAAGACTTATTAAATTTATTTGATTCAGCAACTGCCTGACCTATTGCAGTACCAACAATAGACAAAGCAAAACCAAACCCACCACCTATCATTCCACCAGCTAATCCACCAAGACCACCACCAATAGCAGCAGCAGGTCCTTGTCCAAACAACAAAGGAAAACCACCACCAATAAGAGCATTACTTAATCCACCTTTTAAACCTTGTCCTAAAGTTCTACCTCCACGGGCTGCTTGTTGTTGATTTATTTTTTGTTCAGCCAAAACTAAATTATTAGCTCTTATTAAAGCTTGTCTTCTTATTTCACCATTTCTTTTTGCAAATTTTACTCTATCTTCATATGAAGCGTTTATTAGTTTTTCATTTTTATTAATACCTATACCTAATTTTTGTTGCCTTTCAGTTTCTTGACTTTGTCTTTTTTGTACATTTAATCTTCTTCTACTTGCCTTATCAGCAGCTTCTTCTAAACCTACAAGTTCTTTTTTTGCTTTAAACTCATCTTCTAATCTTTCTAAACCTCTTTCTTGAAAGGCAGGTAATCTAGGTGCTCTTGTGGCAACTTGTCTTGCAAGTTCTTGATTAGCCATAGCAGCTTGTAATTCAAGATTTCTAGCTCTGGCAATAGCAACACTTTGTGCTTGACTATCAGCATCAGCAATAGCATTACCTCTACCTGCTCTAGCTCCTGAAGCTAAAAAAGAAGCTTCTGATCTTCTTGCATTTTGTAAACTAATAACAGCAGCTTTTTGTTCTGCTAATGCAGCATTTGTATCTTTAAGACTTTTAAGATATTGTTCAGCAGCAATTTTTGCATCATTAGTGCCTAAAGCAACATTATTAAAGTTAGTCTTTGCAGTAGATAATACACCATTTAAAGCATTAACACTTCTAGCTACAGCATCAGTGCTTTTAAGAGATGCTTTTAAACCTAGATTAGTTTTTTCTATTACATCAGCTAAACCTTTTACACTAGTTTTTGCTTTTACAATTTCCCTACTACCATTAAGCTTTATATCTATTTGTGTTCCTATTCTTTCCACTATTAAAAATAAAACTTTTTTCTATTCTACCTACGTCTGCGAGCTTTTTCTATTTCTTTTTCTTGATCTTCATTTAAAACCTGAAAATATGCACTGCAACATCATTAAACTGTCTTTACGCAGTTCAGCACTTAGTCTTTTGGGTCAATAGGCCCTTCTGTATCTTCAATTGCAGCTAATATAAGCTTTTGTAAATCAGAGTTTTTTATTTCATTTTTTAAAACATCAATTTCACCTGTCTGAAATAACTTGTCACCATTTTCATCTAAAGCTTTAAGTAACAATAATCTTAATGACAAATCATCTAAATCATCTGTTCTAGATAACTTTTGTGCTCTTTCACGTTCAGCTAAAGTTAAAGGAGCAACCCACATTTCAAATACAGAACCATCAGATAAAGTAACTTCTTTTTTTGTTGGTTGTAAATTTGCAGCTTTACGCAAACGATCAATAGCTCGCATAGTTTTGGTAGATGCCATGAATTAATTATATTTCTTACTTAGTATACTAATGGTTTATAAAAAACTCAACCTTTTATGCAGCACCAGAGAAATCAAATGTAGGCTGTACAGCAGGTCTAAATTCTACACTTACTGTCTGTGCATCATCAGGATTAACATTTAATGAGGCAGAAGTTAAGGTAGCTTCAAACTCAATAAATCTACTTAATGTATCGCTAACAGAACCACCAGTAAATACTTGATCCATATATAGTTTCATAGCTGCACCTACTTGCTGTCTCTGTAGCACATCTTGAACCATGCGGTTTACCATTGCTGTATCTTCGTTTGTAAAGTAAGCAGTAGCAGTACCTGTGCCATCACCAAAACCTGCAATATATTTTCTAAATGGAGTGAATTGTGTTGGAGTACCACCAATAGTTGTTACATCTATTTCTTCTCTAGATATTTCAAATGTCCATTCTCTAACCTGTGTAACGCTACTAAAATCTGCATAAGCTACCTGAAACTCATTAGGAGATGCTGCTGTTCCTGTATTTGTAATATCAACGGCTGAACCACCAGAAGTTGCTGACACCTGTAATGCTCCTGT